TACTTTTTGCCTTTCTTCCACCGGTCGAAGCATATTCCCCAGTTTCTTCCAACACCATTTTTTCTAACAAGTCATTCACATTTGCTAACACAGTCGGCATACTCAAGTTTAACTCTTTTGCGATTCCCGCCTTGGATGTAACATGATTGTTCAGCACATAATTAATTATTCTTTTTCTTGTTATATTTTTTTTATCTTTATTTTCCGTTTTCTTACCCTCTTTTATCAAATATATTATAAAAGAATTATATGCTTTTTTATTCTTCTTGTAAAGTAATGTTTTATAATAAATCTCCGACAGAATTTATCTTATAAACAGCCAAAAACTCCCGAAGGAGCTTCCCACGCTTTAGATATACACCAATTCTTTTAACACAATCTCTTCTGCAATATTACGAATACCATTTACCAATCAGCCAGCTTTTATCCTAGTTTGGACAATAAAACACAAGTCTCAACGTGCTCCGTTTGTTAAGTGTTCTGTTTTTAAATCCTTGTACAGCTTTGTACATTCTCAAATAGCCTATAAAATCAAGTATTTTTTAATAGTTCAGACTTTACCGCCTTGTTCATCCTTGTGTTGTATGTCTGCAATGGTGGCAAGTCGGTGGCATTGCCACCGCTGAACCATCTGTTATACTAATTCGTTGACCCTTTTCTGTACAGCTGTAGGACTGTAACCTGCTGCTTTCAGGCGGTCAATTCGTTCTTGACCATTACCCCACTTACCAAGAATAACTTCTTTTGCGATAGCGGTCAAGTCTGTTGCAGCATTTCCTTTTAAGATCGCATTAACTGCATTCTGCACTTCCTGATAGTTGTAACCTGCTGCTTCAAGTTTTTTCTGACGATCAGGGTTATTTCCCCACTGACCATTGATAACTTCTTTTGCAACGTCCTGTACAGATTTTGAAGGTGTCGGTGTACTTCCATTTACCAGTTCATTTACAGCGTCCTGAACTTCCTGATAATCATACCCGGCTTTTTCCAGTGCTTCCTTTCTTTCCGGGTTGTTACCCCATTCACCTGCATATACTTCTTTGGCTACTTCCTGAACTGATTTCTTACCGGAAGGCTGCGGTGTAGTAGAACCACCTGCTGCATAATGCGGTGTGATGAATCCTCTGATGTGTTTACCGTTCACAGCAATGTCACGATAACCAACCGTATTACTCTTATTACCTTCAATAACTCTGATCGTAGAACCGTCACAAGATACTACGATACCAACATGATCACTCCAACCTGTACAATCTCCAACACCGTTATCATCCCAGTCATACAGGATGACGTCACCAACGTCAGGTACATAAGCATCATTTTCAACCCAAATTCCTGCACTGATTGCAAGGTTGATCATGTTTTCACAAGAGCATTCAACACAAGGGAAAATGCTGGAAAGACCAACTGCAATGAATGCTGCTGATACAGACGTTGCACACCAAGCGTCATTGACCGTCATTTTATACCTTGTACAAAGTCCTGAATCATTGAATACTTTCAGAATAGCTTTGTGCTGTTCACTACCTTCTGCAATACCTTCATACTGTGCAAGCCAGTTTCCCGGCTTCTGTCTGTCACTCATATTATCACTCTTTCCGCTGTCATACTTTGTAAGTTCGTACTGTTCAACCAAGTTCATATTGTTCTGAACGTATGTTGAACTTGTTGCATAACCGTCTGCCTTGATTGTTTCAAGGTATGTCTTAGGGTCTGTGATTCCCTTAAGATTCTGATACCGGGATAACTGGATAAATTCAAAGTAACCCTTAACCCCTTCTTCCATTGAATCAAAGACCCTGAAATTATCAGCAATCGTTGTCAATGTTCCCGGTTCATATTCTTCCTGTGTGTTCATGTTCACACTCTTACCAGTCCACTTTGTACCGCACTTAAGACCAAAATAGTTGTGATAGGTGGCAGCAAGTTTTGACTTGCCTCTCCCACTTTCTAAGATTGCCTGTGCAATGATTGGACTGTGTACGCATATACCAAAAATTGCAGCGTACTTTTTAACGTACACTGCAACCTGATCAATAAATTCCTGATTTGTCATAGCTGATTACCTCTTATTTCTTTGGTTCTGTATAAGTAAGTGCCTGATCACTGTCAGTAATACCCTTAGTTGTTGGGTCTGTTACAACACCAAGAATCACAAGAACTGCAAATACTGCATTAACCACATCAAGCAGTTTGTTACCAAGATCGCCAAGATCAAGGGTATAGCCAAACACTGCTGCCACAACCTGAATCAACAGAAGTACAGCAGGAATCAGTGCAACCCAAAACGCTTTGTTTTTAATTCTTACAACCCAGTTAATATTTTTCATGTTTATACCTCTTTCTTTTTCAAATGTAATTCTTCAATTTCATGCATCATTTTTGTGATCATCCCATTACCACCTAAAGCGTGGTAAGCATCATACATTTCCATAAAATTTTCATAAGCGTATGATGGAATGTCACCTAATCGCATATACTTATCGTGATATTCAATAAGTTGAACCCTAAGTAAAAGCATTGTACCTTTACTGTTTGCGTCCCTGTCTTTCTTCTGATTTTTCAGCAACCAAACCACATACCCCATAAGAGCAGTGACAATGATTGGTAAAATAATCGTGTACGTTGAATAAATAAATTGTTCCAATGGTCTGTTGTCCTTTCTGTACGCAAAAACAACCGCTTCTGACGTTATATAATCGTCATATGGCGGTTGTTTTCGTGTATGTGATAATTTCCTTGTCTGTTGATTATTCTGCTAATTCAGGACAATCAAGATCAACCAAAACTTCCTTTACTTTGTCCTTGATACGATCAGGAACATCAGCAAATGTTTTCTTACCCTTAATGATCAGGGTTGCATAGATAATTGCCATAGTCTGCACATCCTTTCTGAATAGAATTTTTATGATCAACTGACGTATCATCAGTTATCACCCTCTAAAATAGCCTTGACAGCTTCTTTCAGTCTGTCCGGTACATCGTCCAGTGTTTTAACACCTTTAATGATTAGTGATGCATAAATCTTTGCCACACTTCACACCTTCTTTCTTATCCCATCATTTCATAGATTTCACACATAGCAATCTGTGCCTGTGTAATTTCATTTTCAAGATCAGCATTCTTTTCTGCCTGAATTTTAATGTATTCGTCCTTGTCATACTCGATAAGGTCAAATTCATATCCGGTAAATCCCGGCTGTCCGTCAGTTCCATCTTCATTCACTTCCGTGATATTGGAACTGACAAATACTTTTGTTTCCGTCAGTTCCAGTTCTTCCGGTCTGACGGTGCTTTTCTGTTTTCCATAATCAATCATGCTGCATTCAATCCTTTCTTTGTGTTTGGTTTTATGTTGCGTATATAATAATCATCCGCATAAGGTAACAGCGGTACAACATACTTTTGATATAGCCGGAAGGTGTCAGCATGTTTCAACCAACCTTTGTAAGAATTGATTGAACACCACTCTGAATAGTTCATCACGTTCCCGGCTTCCACTTTATTCCTGATAGCGGTCATTTTCTTTTCCATTTCCAAACAGGTGCTTTTTCTAAGTAATGTATACTTATAAAATGTTCTGTACCCTAAGAAGTCAACACCTCTTATGTATGATGGGAACACCTGCCAGTTTCCTTTTATATTCAATTTCAGTTCATTCCTGAAATAAATATCAATCTCTTTCTTCAAGGCAAACAGTTCTTCTTTTGTCTTGCCAAAGATAACCATATCATCCATATAACGGAAGTAGTATTTAACGTGCTTCTGTTCTTTTATCCAGTGATCAAAACTTGAAAAATAATAGTTACCTGAATACTGTGATAAGTAGTTGCCTATCGGTATACCAGTTTCAGGGTCAATATCTTCTTCCAACAGATAGATTGCTGTTAAGTCCTCAATCTCTGCTGTTTCAATACTGTCAATGATTTCATTTAACAACCACAATAGTTCATTATCATTGAACATTCTTGAATACTTCTCTTTCAGAAGATCGTGGTTGATTGACTGATAATAGTGTCTTGCGTCCAATTTTAAGCAATATCTGCATTCTTCCGGGTCATTCCACATTGCAGATTGTAATTTTGTCAGACCCTTGTGTATACCTCTGTTTGGTATTGCTGAATAAGTATCAGCAGTTAAATTATTGATGATACAAGGTTCAATAATCTGTAAGATAGCCCATTGACAAATTCTGTCAGGGAAATAAGGCAGTTTATAGATTTTCCTTAATTTCTTACCGTCCTGTTTATAAAACACCTCATAATCAGATGTTTTGTAAGTGTGGTTGATAAGCATTTCTTGAATCTGTTTCAAGTACTTGTCAGGGTCTTTGTCAATCTCCTGAACCTCTCTGTACCAACCTTTTCCTTTCTTTGCGTGTTGGTGTGCTTTTCTTAAATTTTCAAGGTCATAAATCTTTTCATATAAGTGATCATAGCGTTTCATTCCTTGGTATTTGCATTGTCCGAATTTCAGTCGGCATTACTGCCCGGTAAATACGGTTGACCTTTCCTTATTGTTCGTAAGTAAGACGGTATTCCCGGTTGGGTTGTCTGCACCGTCTATTTTTCTGTTTTGCCTAGTGGCATGGTTGAAAGAACCGCACAGTATTATAGAAATAGCCGGATGTTTCCACCCGGCTATGTTTTGCAATTATTAAGTGACCCCTGATATTCCGATTACGATTACCAACACTGTTATTCAGATTCCAATAGAAACTGCCTGCATTACTGCCATTATTCCAATTACTGCCTAATTGAGTGATTGTATTTTTTAATGGTTTCCGCTACAGGTAAATAACGAAAATATCAGAAGTTCTTTCAACCTAATGAATTAAATTTACAAGTTACATTTTAAGCTGCCATTTTCTGCTTCCATGCTTCGATTGCAGCGGTATAGGTAGCAGAATCACGTGTTGGAATATATACCAAGCGACCCCCGATAATCCGACCACGAACACCAACACCGCTATTCAGAGCCCAATAGAAACCGCCCGCAGCACCGCCATAATTCCAATAACCGCCCAACCGAGCGATACGGTAACCGTTCAAGTTGACAGTGATGTATGTGTAATCACCAACAGGTAATGAACTGTTACCAAGGCATTCTGACGCAATAAATAACCAGTCGCAAGCTGTTGAATATCCCATTGCTGAAATATAACCGTTTGCGTTTGTTACTGTGAATCCGGCAGGTTCATAGTTTCCACTGTTCTTTGATTCTGCAAAACTGAAATCAGAACAAATATAAGGCTGACCACCGCCCATTTTTCCATTACCCCAAATATTGATACCATAGACAAATTTCCAAATGTTGCCCCAAAAGTTTTCTTTACCTCTCCAACATACAGAAGTCTTACCATCAACAGTGTACTCTTTAGCAACACCACCCTCATAAGTGGTTGTTTTCTCTGCCCTACCTGTACCATTTCCAAGGCTTGCTGTACTTCCGGTTGCAGCTGCATATGAACTTGTTGTGTCACTTCCTGTAGTCCAAGGTAAGGAAACAACCCCCTGTGCAATAGCGGTCTGTAAGTTCATCATACCCATTTCAATGATCATAAGCATCTGTTCAGCAGATGCATAACCATCAGACCAAGACCACCTGCCATATCACCAAGTGCTGCCTGTTCTGCATCGTAAATTGTACCTGCTTCAATGTTTGTCTTAGTACCTTTAGTAAGATCAAGTACATGATCACTAAGTGCTGCAACTGCTAACACTGCCTGTGCAATGTTCATCAGTTCTTTTTCCCAAACCTGACCATAATAACCTGCAATCTTATTTCTGATCAGTGTCATAGGGTCAGCACCAGTTAATTCCTTTGTGAAGTCTTTAGCCTTGAATGCTTTCATTCTCTGAATAAGCATACAAGTCTGTTTGTCACCGCTGATTTCAACAGGTGTGTTGTTTGTTTCACCATCGTTGTTCAGTGCTTCCATACCGCTTTCATTTGCGTCAATCGGTTTATAAATTGGAATTGTTGCCACGTTTCCATGCTCACCGATTAAGTCCATAATAGAACTGTCCTGCTGCACGATACCGGAAACAATGATTGGTGTAGTCCAATAGTCGGCTTCCTGCATCATCCCGGTAAATACTTCTTCATCAAAAGCAAAACCGCCAAAATTTCCTGTTCTTGCCATTTAATTCACCATTTTAACCTTTCTTAGTGTACATTTAACTGTTTGAATAACTCCGGGTTTTCCTCTTTGAGTTTCATTCTTTCGTTGTAACCCATCTTAAGGAACTGTTCTTTGGTAACTGTCTTGTCTTTATCCCCACCCGGCAGGTTGTTTTCAAGAATCTTTCTGCTACCACTCTGCTGCTGATTACCATTAGATGCTTCAAACATGGTAGGATGCTGTGTTTTAAGACCTGAAATCAGATCATCTTCACCCTTGATTTTTCCATCATCACCAAGTTTGATTTCACCTTTTTCCTTTGCCTTGAATACAAGATAATCAACATCAACCGCACCTGCTGCAACCAACGCAAATTTCAATGCATTTTCTGTTTTCAGTTCTGCATTCTCTTTCTTAAGGTCTGCAATCTCTGTTTCATATGCAGTGATTTTCTGCTGTGTTTCTTCGTCTTTCCCGGCTGACTTTTTCAGTTCTTCAATCAGGTTGTTTGCCTTGGTCAGTTCTGTAGTCTTACCGGAAAGGTCAGTTTCAAGGTTGGTGTATTTGTCCTTAGACACATAACCACCATCAGTAAGGTTGACCATCTTGATCAGCTTCTCTTTGTTCTTTTCATCACCGTTATAGGCATTGATAGCCTGTACCAGTTCATCATAGGTGATAGCCTTATCACCAAAAAATGCTTTTAAAAATTCCATGTTCTTCTTCCTTTCTCCGTCATGTTTTTATATCCGGTGTCACCGGGAACGGTCAACAGTTTATATCCCATGTTGCAGGGGTCATTTCAGCAGCAGTTTAAACGTCATAAGCCTTTTTCGGACAAAAGAAAAGACACCCTTGCGGATGCCTTAAAATACTATTTAACCCATAGTTGGGAGATAATCAGGATCACCATACCTTTCTACAGTACCAAGATTTCAATACATCTCATGTTCCTTTTATCCCCCTTTCTGACCTTATATAGCGGTCATATAGGTAATAAAAAAGCAAAGGTGCAGAATTGTATACCTTTGCTTTTTAATACATTATATCATCAAGTGACAAGTACCCAAGATCATAAACGTCTTTGTTTTCTTCAATACATTCATCAATAATGTCAATAATTTCTTCATCTTCCTGACTTTCAAACGGAATAGTTGGAAAATCGTCATTGAATTTTTCCTTATACCGTTCAAGTGCTTTCTGTAATTTCTCATTCATATTATTTTACCCCTTTCAGAATTTCAATGAATGCTTCATAGCTGTTTGGCAAGTACTTCTTCACATATTCCAATTCAGAACCACCGTTTACTTCTGCACCCATGATATTAGCCCACATTTCAGATGCAGATTCATAAACCCTACACTCAAAAGCAGTCTTACCTAAATTACTTGCATCAATACCAAGTTCTTTATATGCTGCCTGTATTCCCTTATGATCTTTCATTTGCTTTGCAGAATGATATTTACGGTTATAGTATTTGTCACCATGACCCCAACTAATCCTTTCTGCAAGAAGTCCGTCAATAGCGTCTTGTACACCTGCACTTGCGTCATGATCTCTAAGGTCTTTCTTGCTCTCATCAGTAAGTGTTTCTTTTAACAGTTCCCTGTCCTTTCTGACTGCTGCAAGAAATTCATCAGAAGAACTTGCAACCTTATCAAACATCTTTTCTAACCACTTTGTTTTGCTGTGTATAAGTTCTATTTCTTTGAAATGAAGCCCTTCGTATTCTGCTTTTTTATCAAAATAATGACCATATTCATGTGCTAATGTACTGTATTTACTTCTACCACCGTCAAGGTGTCTTTGTAGTGGATATGAAAAAACAAGATTATTACCACTCGGTGAATAATAACCACTTTTCCCATACGCTACACCGTTGATCTGATCGGCATACTTTGCATACAATTTTTGAAGTGATGTATTACTATGTTCAGTCAGAATCTTCATGTATTCATCATAATCTGAACTACTCATTGCACCCTTTAGCTTTTGGGTATGTGCCAATACATCGTATTCTTTCACATTCATTGTATCAGCATTGTCAGGTAACTTCAAATATTTCTGTTTGAAGTCGTTGAACGACTGTGTTTTATCCAACCCAAAGAATGCTGCACGTTCTTGTAAGGTCTTTAGTTCATCATCATCTAAAGCCCATTTTGCACGTTGCAGCAGACAGCACCGACAGTTACAAACGTTCTTTGCAGAACCGCCAACACCAGGTGCTTGCATTTTCTCACCGCCAACATCAAACGGTTCATCAAGTTCCATGATCTGCCCATCTGCTTCTCTGTGTTCCGGTCTTGTCCTACTATCAAGTGTAGCATCCCATTGTTTTACAATGTCAGCACCCTTTTTCTTTGCCTCATGCTGACCGTCAAGGGTTGCTTCATTCTGTATTCTATGTCCTTCTGTCCGGGCAATCCGTATTGCATTGTTATATGCTTTACGAAAAGGGCTGTTCATACCCTTGGCAATTCTTAATGCCATTTCATTCCATGTTGAACCGCTTGCAATCCCTCTTGAAAGTTCAGCACGAATTGACCGCTTAAGGTAACCAACATCTTCACCAAGTTTTGTATACAAACCGCTTGACAATTTACTATCTGTACGAACTGCCTTAACAACCTGATCTTGATTGATTGGCACAACCAAAGGTATACCGCTAAGATGCAGGTCATAATACATACCAACATAACCATTGATATATGACTGCTGTAGATAATCAGCTATTGTTGTAAACTGCCCTTCATGCAAGTCATACAGGATTGATTCAATCTGATCAACCATAATTTGCTGATATTCTTTTTGGTATATGATGCTTTGCAGATTTTCAAGGTCTGTCCTTGCAGACAGTTCCCTGATTTTCTGTTCACAATCCTTTTTCGCCTGTTCATATACCAGTTCTAACAGCTTGATTACTTTCTTTTCATCGTTAAGCTGTGTCTGTTGTACTTCCTTCTGTGCCTTGTTCACCTATTCCACCACCTTCATCATCCGGTATAATAGAATCAAGATCATCTTGCACCTGCTGCACCTTATCAGCTTCATTATCCGGCAACTTGTCCTTCACATCTTCATAGTCAATATCAAGTACATCACAAATATACTGAATCGTCAGATCATCACCAAAAATCTGTGCCAGTGATAACAGGGTGTTGATTTGTACCTGTTGTTTCTGTGCTTCTGTAAGTTCATTCTGTTCATTTTCCTGTTCATTACTCATTACTTCGTGGGTGAACTCAAAATAAACATCTGTGATCTGATAATCTGTACCGTTCTGCTGATTGATTTCATCAATGCACACCGCCACGATCTTACGCAAGAACCGCTTGATATTCCTTTCAAGGTGTTTACATCTAAGATCAAGCAGTGAATAGGCTGCCTTGATTGCAATATTGGTTGTTGCTGATGTATCTTTCAGACCTGACAAGTTCAGACCCATACCAAAACGGTATATGTTCTTTTCATCCAGTTCCAACTTAACCTTCCGGGCTTCATACGGTACATCTACTGTATGTACTTCAATACCACCATCTGAACCGACACCGACAATCTTTTTTGTCTTAAGATTCTGCTGCAATTCATCAAGGTTATCACCTTCAAACCCTTTGACCGCATATAATGGATGATCAAAGTCAATCAGGTTGTTGGAAAGACTGGATGCCATAAGGTCATAATCATCAATCAGGTCTTTTACTGCTTTCAGATTGCTGATCTGTTTCTTGTTATTATCCAACCGGAAGAATGGCAAGAAACCAAGTGAATCAATATAAGTATTATCATCACCATCAACCTGATACAGTATATGTGGTCTTGGATTCACCTTGGCTTTATCGTCAAGCTGTATTTCCCCTTCATCTGTCTGAACATAATAAACAACCTGTTCATCATCCCAATCCATGATTTTCTTGATTCTGTGACCTTCCTTGTCAACCCGGTCAACGTACCAATAAATTACATGGTCTTTTCCGTCCTCTGCAAATCGTGCTTCTACTTCTACAACACCAATACTGTCAGCACACGTGAATTTCAGCTTGTCAGTGCTGTCTTTCATAGCGTACATATAAGCAAAACCTTTTGTCTGACAGTCTGTAAGTGTTTCTGACAGTTCATCAATAAAATCATCGTTATTATTGAATCTTGCATCAAGTTCACTCTGTAGTTCAGGCACATCACTGAATACAAAACCATCTGAACCTGAAAGGGTATACTGTGTACCCTGTTCTGTCAGTTCCTTAAAGAATGGGTGTGGTATTCTCACATTTGCCCGGCTTGTATCTTCCACAAGCTGACCATCAGAATTGAAGTAAAACATTCTGTAATTTTTAATGTCGTGATCACCGTCAAAATAGCGTTCACCTACTCTTGCAAAATGCTTTTTCACTGATGCAGCATCTTCATCAATGAACATTTTTATTTCTTCGACTGTAAGCACCTATCACCCCACCTTTCTATAATCTGATTTGTAAGGTCAATGATTTCATCCCCATGAACCCCGAAAAAGTCACACATTGCTTCTTCACCTTCAACAGTGTGACCGTATGAAAACATAAATGCATGAACCAATTCATGAATCAGTGTTGAACGTGTTACTGATTCAGAACGTCCGTCCATAATGCTGATCAGAAGTTCCTTATATTCGGTCAGCCCAAAATTATAGCTGTTTGGGTCAGGGTTCATTTTTTTTGCATTTGCATCCACCAGTTTGACCTTCCATACATCATTGTGAATCTTTATTTTCATGATTTTAACCATACAGCTATTTGTATAACCAACCGCTGCCTTTCTTGATATATTTTTCTAATGCATATCGCATTGCGTCCATAAGATGATTGAAGTCATCAATAGGGCGGTTCAGTTTATTACCGAACTTGTCCTTGTCCCAAGTGTAGTTGCTGATCTCCGTCAGGAAGTTCACACACCTTGGATGTATGATGATTTCAAAATCCTGAATGAACTGAATACCACTGTTAATGCTGTCCTTGCCTTTTTCAGCACCTTTGACCCTAAGACCATAGCCTTTCAACTGATCAATAGACTTTGGTTCTGCTGAATCTGCTGTGATTCTTTCCTTCGCATAGCCCATATCAGTGATATTCTGATATATTCGCTCATTGGAAAGACCTGCTGCATACATTTCATCATACACGAATATCTTTTTGTTCTTCGTGTCAATGAATCCACAAAATAATGCAGATGGGTCATTTGTATAACCAAAGTCAAGACCAAAGGCTGAATCAATACTGTATTGCTGCCTGATCTGTTCCAGTGTAAAGGCTTCTTCATGCCAATTCTCATACACAAGACCGTCAACGATACCCCAATTACCAAGTCCGGCAACTGCATATCTGCGTGGGTTCTGTTTCTTCATGGTTTCAAAAACCTTAAGATCGGCTTTATCTAACCATTCATTGCAGGTGTAATTGGTGGTAAGTGCAAGTGTTTCATCGTCAGGGTTATCAAAAAACCGTTTCTTCAACCAATGGTGTTCATTCCAAGGGTTGAAAGTAACGGTGATCTGCTTGAACAGGTCTGAACCTTCCGGGATTGCACCACGGATTGATTCATCAAGCATATTGAAATCATCTTCACTGCTGATCTCATAGGCTTCTTCAATCCACATCCAACACAATACACCCTGATCAACGGTGATTGATGTTACTTTCAGTGGGTCATCCAGTCCTCTGAAATAAATCTTTTGACCTGTTGGCTTATACGTCATTTCAAGTGGTGATTCTTTTATATCCCAAAAAGCATCAACACCAAGTCGATGTATAGCCCATTTCAATTCAGTAAAACAGGAATCCTTTAGTGTTCTGTAAGTTTTTCTGACAACTAAGGTATTCGCATCAGGGTACTTCATCATATTGGTGATGTACCATAATGCTGTAGTCTTTGACTTCTTAGATGCACGTGAACCTTTGACTGCCCGATATCTACCTTTCCACCGCCAAAATGTACCGTAACCCTTACCGACTACTTCCGGTAATTTCACATTAACCTTACCGGACTTTGTAGCCTTGTAATCTTCCGGCATCAGAATGAACTTCTGATAACCAAATACATATTGACTTGATGGCTGCCTGTATTTAGTCCTCAAGTGCGTCTGCTCCTGAAATAACAATAGGGGCTGTCACATTCACATCTAACTTATCATTCCACATACCTAAATGTTTACCAAGCAGTTCAAGGGCTTTCATCTTGGAAGCAATCTTGACTTCTCTCTCAACACTTCCACCAAACTCATTATCAGATTCCTTATATTTGATTGATTCAATACAAGACAGATCATCAGCAGATGCATCCTGTTTGATTCTTCCGTTACTGTCAACAACGTCTGTCATTCTGACAAATGCAATCTTGGCAAGCTCTAAGACAACCCTATCCTGATTCACTCCGGTTCTTCGTGACCGTTCTGCCATGTGTTCAGCAATAGCCTGTTGAATATTAGGTTTTGTCAAGTTTTCACATCCGATTGCATCCGCTGTTTTTACTGAATAACCTGCCCTAATAGCTGCCTGTGTTGCATTCAGGTCAATCAGGTATTCATCAACAAAACGTTGCTGCTTTTCAGTTAATTTGCCTTTTTTTGCCATAACAACACCGCCTTTCTATCATTTTTATAACAAAAAGTGCTGCAAGGTAGGAGGTTTTAGCACCCTTGCAGCACATAAGACAATAATCAATATAATTTTGCATAAAAAATTTGCAGGTAATAATAAATTACCTGCAAAAATTTTTGTACAGCATACACTATAAAAGGTCAGCTTGTATTTGTCAAATATGAAATAATTGGTTTTATGTCAGATATGTAAGGTTTTTATAGGTATCTTCAAACGCTGAAAGTGCCTTATTATGCAGTTCTACAGTATATGAATAAGATTTTTTCATTTCCTGTGAAGCAACCTTGACTGTTTTAAACTGCACATACACTTTTGTAAGAATCTGAATCATATTCTTGTCACGCAATCCCCGGATTTCCTTAATGATCTGCTTCTTTGCATCAACAAACTGATCTATTTCTTCATTGATGTGTTGGTCAAACATAGTATACCTCACTACATCCTTACATAACTTATCACCTACAGGTGAAGTCTGCACTTTGTCCCGGCTGTAATCAATACCGCCTGCACTGCATACATTCATTTTCATATCTGACAGCGTGACAATATCATCATTTATCTGCATATCTAACACTTCAAGCTGTTTCAGATATTCCCTTGCACTTAATTTCTTCTGATCACTCATTTTTACCTCACTTTCTACGGTTGGTTACACTTCGGTTACGGTTAAAAATAGCCTAAAAAGTGCTTCAATCCCTTATAAATCAAGGAAGTTACGGTTTCTACGGTTACGGTTAAAACTCTATTCTCTATATATTCTTATTTTTACTAAGTTCTATACTATCATAAAATACTAATTATTAAAGAATGTACTTTTAACCGTAGACAACCGTAACCGCCAGTATTTACAAGGGTTTCAACCGTAACCCTTAACCGTAACCAACTGTAACTTTAGCGTAACCACTACCACAACAGCACTGATTGGTGTATCGAACTAATGAAACACCTTACCTGATTTTTTATGTTTCAATGTCACCCTTCCAACAATTTCAAACCCGGCAATGTCAACAATGTTCCTGATTACTTGAATCAGTCTGTGGTTACGGTCATTTAGTTCTGCATTTTCTTCCCTTTTAACTGTTGCCATTGCTGCACCTGCTGTTGGGTCAACATATCCTTCACTATTTTTGTACATTTACATCTTTCCTTTCTTAACATGAACCACCGTCTGCACCATGAAATGCACCAACTGGATAGTTCCAATTTTCTGTATAAATATCTTCTGTTCCAAACTCTCCGGTAAGTATTGAATGAATTGCTTTTTTTATCATTCCAACATACACATGATGGTGTGTCACCTATAAATTCATCAAGATTCTTTTTGTTATCCAATGTAAAACCAAGGACTTCTTCATCATGCCTTAAGGATGCATAATCATCAGGGAAAAGTTCTTTTACTCCGGCAAATAACCGAGGTGTTGAAAATATACACATCATGCAACTGCATCTGTTCCAACCAATCCTGTAACAGGGATGTGGATTTATATGGTGTCGTTTCAATAGTTCCCACACATCTTTTTCTGAATAGTCTATACAACACCGCCACTGATGAACAATTCTATGTGCTTTAGCTGTTGCGTTTGTTCTATGTATTTCCATTTCATTGTATTTTGACCTTCCTGCTGATTCTCCCCTTCTTTCACCTGATACAATTAAGATTTTCTTATCATGTTTGGTTTCTTCAAGGTTTGCTGTCACACTGTCCTGAACTGCTGCTTTCAGATTTCCACTGCACCAACGTCCTGAATGTGTACCACCTTTTGCCGGAAATTTATGTCTTTTACCACCCAATTCTTCAAGTTCACCAAGTCTATCAAGGTTGCTTACAACTGTATCTGCAACACATATTTTCAAATATGCTGAACACCAACGACGTGATAGATCGCCAGTCTTTGCCGGAAATTTCATTCTATAACCATACTGTTTCAAAAGTTCTTCCATTTCTTCTGTTGCCTGTTCTTTCAATTCCCTGCATTTCAGATAATTACTTGAAAGTTTACACTGTTTTATTTCCCCAGTATCAGGGTCAATCCATTCAATAGGTTCTGATGCACCTATCCGATACAATTCACCAAAGAAACCGTTCACCCGGTATGAAACTCTTAACTTAACACCTTCCGCATCTGCCAGTGCCTTTACATAGTTTTGAGTACATTTCCAGTCCATTCTTCGAGTTGGGTGACCACCATCAATATCGTGATGCCAAAATTCTATTTTTTCCTTTGGTACACCCAGTTCAATAAGTTTCATGTAACAAGCAACTGAATCCTTACCACCTGAAATAAGGACAACAATCAGATCATATTCTTCAAGCGGTAATAATCTAGGTAAATAGATTTTCTTAAAATGTTCTGAATCACATCTACCTTTTACCCTTGGTTTTAATCTAACACCGTCACCGTATATAGGTTTTTCCTGTTTACCAAATATAATAGGTGTATCAGGTGTACACTCTGAATCTTTTATAAAGTTCATTCATCATCACCGTCCTTTACCGGGCAGTGGTCGCAATCACCATTTGCAGCACCAAAACACCCCCAACAATCATCAATTTCTTTTGTCTTTGGTTTATACTTCTTAGCTGTTGCAGCTAATGCCATCACTACAGCACCAAGAATTAACCCAACCGTAAGACCAACGCAAAAACAAACTGTACCTGTTAATACTAACTTTTCCATACTGTCACACCTTTCTAAATATCCTGATAGATTTACCACCTACCTTAGTTACTACTGTTTCAAACCCCAACCGCTTATTGATCTGCTTACTGAACACGATGTTTGACATCGGCTGCATACCACAATCAGCACAAAACACCTGATACCTGCTGTATACGTCACCTGTTGGTTCATCCTCAATCATTTCAACACCGCATTCATCAATAAATGCCTTGATTGGGTTATTTTCATTTTCATATTCATCAATCTGTTCAGCCACTTTTTCAGACTTGGTGAACTCATTGTTTTCAATGATTCTTTTCAGTCCTTCTACACCTACCCTGATCAGATATTCAACTGAACTTTGTTCAACCAACTGATACTTGATATAAGGGTTGTAATCCGGGTCAATCTCACCACTTGGTAAATACTTTGTAAATCTTGCATTGAATGGAATAATCACCAAACGTCTAAGAACTGCCCCTGTCTTATCTTTCATTCTTGGTATATCATTTGCTGAAAACAGCAGCTTCACATAAGGGTTAAACTCAAAAGGGTCTTGCCCTTTTCTTTCTGCTTTAATTCTGTTACCTGTAACTACTTTCTTGAATGTTGCTACCTGTGAACCTTGCAGGAAGTCATCACCAATATCATCACCGATATTTGCCAGTTTTCCGAACATCATTGATGTGCTGAACCTGTCCCCTAATTCCTTAAGGTCAAGTGCTGATATATTCCCATCACCAAGAATTGCTTTGACACAATCAAGGAATGTACTCTTACCATTGGACTTGTCACCTGTCAGGATGAATGCCTTACCAAGTTCATTCCTGCGGTAAAAGCAATAGCCAATGCATTCTTCCAGTAATGCCCTGATCGGTTGATCACCGCAAGCTAATTTGTTCAGTGTATCATCAGCAAGTTCACTGTAGGCTTCCGGGTTATAGTCCCAAGGTATTTGATTGGTAATAACCAAATCAGGGCTGAATGGTTGCATCTGTCCGGTCACAATATCCAACACACCGTTCCTGAATGCTATATAACGTGCATCTGCCTGTGCTTTTTCATCAGCTATAAGTTCCATATACTCTAATACTTCTCTTCGCTGTGTCTTTTTCAGGTTAGGTATCTGATTGATCATAGCTGTTTCAATAGCCTTGTACCCAACCTGATAAATCCCATCTTGATAGATATGTAACTGATTACTTATACTGACTACATTTTCATTGTTCTTAAGCCATGTTGCAAAACGGTCAAACAGGAATGTCTTATCACAAAAGAATACAGGTTTTTGAAATGCTTCATCCCTAAGAATCACTTCCAGTTCATCATCCGATAACGGCTCTTTCAGAACAAATCTGTTCAGAATCCTGATACATTCTCTTGTATCATCAACACTAAAATCATTTGATGTAAGTGTCAGGATATAATTGAATAATGCCTGATTGCGTCCGTCACCTGCATCCATATCAAGAAAGTCAACCGCTGTACGAACCGGGAACAACCATTTTGGAACTTCCTGATATGTTCCACCTTCTTCAATGTCCCACTCAATAAAGCGTTCTTCACCGTCAATCTTGATTACTTCATATGATGAACGTGTACCAAGTTTTATATCTGCTGTCAGACCAACCGCAAGCGGTACATGTGTCCTGTTCCTTGTAATACTATGATTCTTAAATAAAAAATGTCTGCCCCGGCTTGTACAATACACCCGGCAATCAAGCTGATATTCTTCCACAATGTTCATTAAAATTTCAGACTGTTCAGCATCGTCAATATCTATCAGGATGGTATCATCAGCAAGAACACCACCGAACCCTTCAAGATTCTTCACTTCGTCATAAGTGCGGTATTTTGTCCGGTCTTTGAATGCTTCGATTGCTTTCTTGCCTTTTGTCTTTATGTACCCTTTGTACAACATCCTGTTTCACCATCCTTTAACTAAATACTTCTGACAGCAATTTACTGAAAAATTCTTTGTCCCTGATGCTGTCCTTATATTCCTTTTCGGCTGATCTCAAATCTGCCTTTTTCTCTTTCAATGTGTCCCGGCTTTCTTTCACATTTGTCATGTAATGCTTGTAACCGTTACTACCTTTCTTATGCTGTGACCGCAAATATAACCAGTGCTGCACGTTCATTTCAGCATCTTTCACTTCTGCCTTATTCCGGTCAATCCTGTTTTCGGTAATCATTGTAATATTGTCCAACCCTTCCATTCTGTACTGAATGTGATCTTTGATCTGATTCACAATGTCAGGGTTATCACTTCGATTGATTAACTTAATCAGCTTACGAACCTTTGAGATACTTCTACATGAAAGAAATTCTTCAAGATGAATAAGCATCTGACCATGATCATATTTGATTGTAATGTCTGTCATGTTCCCACCTTTCCGGTATTATGCTGCAATACCAAATTGTTTCAATCTTTTTCTTGCTAAATCTATGTACCACTGCTTATCTAATTCCGGTGGTACTTTAACCCCAATTACAGAATCGTTATAAATGAAACTGTGATCAGGTGTGTTTCCAAATTTTTCACCCTTTGGTTTTACAACCTTACGTCTTAACAACCTACCGTCTGTAACACGATTGGAAGCAAACACACGATAAGATTTATAAGTATATTTTTGTGTGGTAGGATATGACCACACTTCTGTTCGTGTACCGTCCCGGTGTTTTGTTGTCTTAATGATCTGACCAGTTCCATGTTCATGCTCAACCCAGTTATAATTGTTTGACAGCTTCACTATTTTTTGGAACATAATCAAGTCATCACACTGATTGATTGTCTGTTCAACAGGTATCTTTTTCACCATGTAGTCAACCAATGCTTTATTCAGTATTGGTAAGTCATTATCAATAGCAGAAAGTTCTTTGACGTAAGCACCAATTCTTTCAACACCGCCATCAGTACCAATCCAAAGGTAATTGTTTACGTCCTTCTGATAGATTTCTGATATATTGTCAAGTTCAAGTAATATTGAACATTGTTCAGTTGAACAACGCTGTTCCCACTCCCAACAAATATCATCAACCATTTCAAAGGCTTCATCAGTGTCAGGAATCCAAATGATCAGACCATCAGTGTTTGACTGAATCAGTTCAAGTCCCGGCACAACTTCCAAATGCTCAATCAGATCAAGCAACATCAACTGACCGTTGATACACATACAGTTGTTATTACGTGGATCGTATGCAGCATTTGTTTCATCTTTCATTGCCCCTGAGAGTGCATTCAGCATCTTTTTATATGGCAACTGTGCTTTTTTCCATTGCTTTGCTTCTGCCTTTCTTCCGGCTTTAGCTGCTGCAACTTGTTTCTTTTTCATAGCTTTTCTTGTGTCATACACCAGTTTGAAGTTGTTATTGGTTGCTGCCCTTGTTACAAGTCCCCATGCAATCAGCATTGACGGATAGTAATTATTTACGTCTACATGAAGAATCTGACCTTTCCGATGTATCGGCTTATCAGATGCACCATGCAGACCGCCAAAACCAAATGTGTGCGGTATTCCTGCAACAATCGTCTCAAAGTTCTGTGACTTGTACCAAGTCTTTTTATCTTTTTTGTCAAAATCTTGTAACCCCATTTCAAGGGCTTCTTTTCTTTTCTCTGCAAACCATTCCTGAACGTATTTGTATTTTTTCAGTTTCAGGCATGGAAGAAAAAAGAAATCAAATTCATCACCAAAATGAGTTTTTGAACACCCAAGAACCTTTGCTGTTATCCGGGCTTCACTGTCACCAATGTCATACAGTGACGTTTCTTTTGGGAATGCCTGTATAATTCCATGAACTGCATTGAACTCACTGACTTTTTCAAGAAATACCTTGATAGTCTGTTCTACGTCATGCCTACAGTATTTAACCGTCTGTTCTATTTCTTCCGGTGTCAGTTTCCTTTTGATACGGAAATCAACATCAGTTTCCTTGATGTTTGAACCAAGAAAACCTTCCATTGTTTTCAATCCGACTGTTTTCATGGTTTCATCATTGCTCGGCATTACATCATAATTGATCATGGGTAATTTATTGAATGCTCTTGAATATTGCCAACCTTCTTTATTATCAACGATAATCCAATCATTGATTTTTTTAGGATTCATACCAAGCAGAATACCTTTCATGATGTACTGATCGTAGTGACGGTTATTAAATCCTACCCATATATCTTTTCTATTTGCTTCATATAAGGCTTTTAGTTTATCAGGGCTATTGATTATCACGTGTTCTTTTTTATTCGTCACATCAATGAATACAGCAAGCCAATTCTTTTCAAAAACCTCAAAATCGTAGAATATCATTTACTAAATCACCCACTTTTTGAAAAAGCGGTGTGCGTTTTACACACCGCCTTAAGTGTTATCTTACTGCAAAGTAGATATTTTATCTACTTTTAAATTAAAAATTTTTACATATCGAATGCTTCATTGATAGTAATTGGATTGAAGTCATCAGCCTTATAGGTAACTGCTGCACCAACTTTACCCTGTACTTCCTGAAAAATATCAAGTACGCAATCAGCAAAATCACTGTAGTTGATAAATTCCGGTACTGTATCTGTTTCAAGTTTATCAAGCCATGTGCAAACAGATTTGATTGCCATGCCGTTAGTCCACTTCTGTGAAGTGTTGCCGGAAATAGTACGGTTGAAGAAAATCTTTCTACCCTTCTGATTACCTTCCAAGATGCTACACTGTACGGAAAACATCAGCTTGTCACCTTTATTTGTTGGCTTGATCTCCATTTTATCAAAACTTACATCATAATCCCCATCCGGTACATCTTCAAACTGTGAATCGTCTGCTTCCTGAACCTCTTTCTGTAATGCGTTAAGATCAACCTGTTCATCGAATGCACTAAAATCTACTGCCATAATTTTTCACCATTTAACCTTTCTTAAAATAAATTTATGATTATAATTGCTATGATACAAGCAATACAAACCCTTGTATAATTATCCCTATTTTTCTGAATCCTGTCACCCACTGAACCGAATCCAAAGAATGCTGCCATGACTGCAAGAAAAATATTTAATGCAATCATGATCTTGTTCTTCTTCGTCTTTGACCTCTGATGTGCTGTTCAGGTGGGTTCATAGCACCGTCTAAAGGTTCAGCCGGGGTCTGTGCGTCAGCAGGTACAGGGTTGTTTTCCTGTGCAAGTCTTTTGATTCCTGCATTAAATTCTTCTCTTGTGATTACCTTCATAACCTCAACACCATCAACGATCAGGTCAACCGTATCACCCTTATGCTTCATCACATAGTTATCATCAGCCGGAACATAGAAATATGCATCTGCTTTCAGTGTGACAGATTCAGAATCAGTGTTCGTTGTACTGTCCTGAACAGGTTCAGACTTTTCAGCATTTCTTTCCTTACGTGTTCTTCTTGGTGGTTTCTGTAAATCCGGTTTCGGTACTTTATCGGCAACATCCATTGCTTCATCAAATGGTACTTCTTCCTGTCCCGGAAAAGCCTGATCAATAGCCTTGTCAACTTCATCCATGTGATCAGCAATCTTCTGTTCATTTTCTGCCTGAACTTCTGCCCTACTCTTACGTGTTCTTCCAGTCTTTTCTTCCGGTGCATCGGTTGGTGTTGCAGATTCAGCTTTTTTACCTCTTGTTCTTCTGCCTTTGCTGTCAGGTTTTTCAAGATCAGATGCAACCGCCTGATCAGCAGCATTCATTTCATCATCTGACTTGTAATCACCAAGTTCATAATAATTTCTGATCTTGTCAACAACATAATTCAGATCATTGTCAATAGCATATGCAGTGAACATTCCAAGCGGTGATTTTACGGTATCTTTTCCGCTGTTCTGTGTGTAAAAGTAATACTTGGCTTCATTCACACCAGTTCTAAGTACAACGGTAAACAGTCCTTCAATGGTGATCTTCTCACGTAACAGTTTACCAATCAGCTTAACAGTTGTAAGACCATTATCCAAAGTTTCTAAATGGGTCATATAAACGACTACAACATCATCAGGAAGGTCTTTGCAACAGTCGATGATTTCAAAATAGTTTGCACCAAAGTCATTGTACTTGTCCCACCCTGTTTCTTTGATACGGTTCATGTACGGTACTGCAAGAATGTACTGGAAGTCATCAACCACCAACAGCTTCTTACCTGCTGCACACTGTTCTTTCATGTATTTCACAATTTTTCTTGCATCTGTTTCATTGTTCAGCATTTCAAAGTGATTCTTGAACGGTAACGGTTTACCTACCGGATTGATGACCGCTGTTGTTACCGGGTCACAATTTCTAAGGCTTGTACTTTTACCAGTACCGGATTCACCCATAATTAAAACTTTCTGTGCCATGATTATTTTTCCCCTTTCTTGAATAAGCCCATTAACTTAGTAAAAAGATTGCTTTTCTCTTTCATTGCTTTCTGCTGTGACACTTTCAAAATCTGTCTGTTCTGAAAATGTTCAGCGGTTGCAACACTGTTTCTGTAACTTCTGTGACTTCTCTGTTTGTGTTTCTTTGCACTACTCATTGATTTCATCCTCACTTTCTTTGATAACAACCTGTAATCTTGTATTATTATGCAGTGGTGTAACCTCTACTGTATAACCGTTTGCCAACAGGATTCCTACTAAATCCTGATACGCTGCTGTGATTCTTGTACCTTCGATTTCAATACAACCGCACAATCTTGACATTTCATTGAAAAAGTCATCATTTGCAGCATCAACAACACTATGCATATCATTCAGCATATATTTCAGTTCATCACGCTCGTCTTTCAAATGTCTATTTTCTTCTTTCAGCTTTGCAACTTCTGCTTCAAGAACTTCATAACTGTTTTTATTCTTCTTCATTATTTTCACCTTCCTCTTTTACTTCATCGGTTGTTTCTTCCGACTTCACCTGATCATTGAATCTGTCAAGTTTTCCGACCTCAAGAAACTGTGCTGACCAAAAATCTGCAAAATGAATGATCACCTGCAATGGTTCTTCGTGACCTTTCAGATCATACGCAAGACTACCATAAGCACCATCATGATAGAAAATAGCGTGTTCTTCTTCCTCTGTCAGATCAATGTAACGTGCTGCCAGTTCAACCGATCTTAAAGGGTGGTCAATATGGCACAAATCAGAACTGATCTTGTACGGTTTACTTTCTGATCTCTTATACTTCTGTTCAGTGTTTTTCTTTGTTGGTCTGCCATCCTGTACCATGTTTACAACATAATATGGGCTTCCATAACGTCCGCACTTGCCAAGATCGTGTAAAGCTGATGCAATAATCACGCTGCTGTGAATCTTGTTATATGCTTCACTTCCAAGCAGTGTAAGACCAATCTTTTCAGCGTACTGCATGACGTTCACTGTATGCTCTAACAGTCCACCATCTTTACAGCAATGGTTTCCACCTGATGCCGGGGCATCATAAAAACCAAGTTCTTCGATGAAGTCAAGTAAATCTTCTATACCCTCACGACCTGTTGCCATCAGACAACCTTTGAAATACTCAATCTGTTTTTCTCTTGTCATTGTTAAATCTCCTTTTCTTCTAACTTTATTTTCCACCGCTTCTGTTCTTCAATATTGGAAAGATACCAAGCGTTAGATTTTGTTTTGTGTTCATTGAATGCTCTGAACTCTTCAAAGTCCTTTGGAAATAGTAAAATACCATATCCCCCGGATTCTCTTATTTTCCTTAAGTGATAAAGCTGTATCAGTGACGGTTCACCGTTGTCTGCCTTGACTTCAATACCAAGAAAACAACCGTCTGAACTTACCAGTAAATCAGGAATACCGCTTTTTGTGTAAGCTGCACCACCCCAGTATTTGAGCCACCAACAACCATATTCCTCAAGGTATTTTTTAACCCTGTTTTCAAAATTCTTTTCTGCTGCTATAAAAAATCAACTCCATTATCTTTATTTGCATATCCGATCAGTGACAGTACCAAAAGATTGAATGCCATAATTGCATATGGTTGCCATGATATGATGTAATCAATGTATACAATCCAGTACATAAGACTTAACATGTTAAAAAAGATAATTGTCTTAATAACAAAATTCTTAAAATGTTTTTTGATGTACTTCCATACCCGGCACATCATACAATTATGTGAACAATTCATCAGTTAGTTCCTTTCCTTCCTGCAATGCTGCAAGATTCCTTTCTTCAAAACTTCCCTTTACCAGTAGGTAATAGTAGTAACATGGTCTGTTCTGACCGATTCTGTGTATACGCTTCTTTGACTGTTCCCAAAGATCACAAGACCCTTTTCCAAGTGGCAACGTAAAGTACACAATCTTATTTGCTTTCTGATAGTTACCACCCATTGCCCCTGCTTGGTACTGAACAAATGTGACACTGTTATCTACACATTCATATGCATACATTGAACGTCCTGAACCATTTACAAAACTGACTTCCCTGTTGAGTGATTCACATATTTTTCTAAGTCTTGTCAGTTCTTCATTGAAGTTATAAAACACAATCAACCGATCTTCTGTTGATTCCAGTAAGTCCCTGAATGCTTCCAGTTTTTCCTTATGCCATTGACCGCACAGCTGTCTGCAATATAATGTTTTGGTCAGGCTATTATCACCGATCAACTCAACCCTTGGTGTCACATTTTCACCTTCAAAATCTGAATCATCTTTGAATCTGACTAAGTTCCTTGTATCAAGTTCCAAGTAATTGTGTTTGATGAAAAACTTATATTCATTTGTGATCTTCAAGAAAATTTTCTGTTCAGTCTGTTCAGGTAGTTCAATCACTTCTTCTGTTTTCATGAATACTGCACCAAACTGTGTAAGTCTTTTCTTCAAATGCTCAACGTGCTTATATCCTGTGATTACTTCTTTCTTATACCCATCACCGTTTTCAATCCATTCCGTCTGAACATAGGAAGCATAAAAGGCTTTCTTGTTAATGTCCCAACCTAACAACTTAAGCTGTGACCACAACCGTTCATACTTTCCTGCTGTTGGTGTACCTGACAGCAAGATCACGCTTTCCGGTTGTAACTTCAATATGAATTTTGATCGTTTAGCGTTTTCATTGCATATAAGGCTTGATTCATCAAGTAACAATGTAAAGTCGGTTATATGGGCTATATACTTGCGTCTGAATACCAAATCATAGTTAATTACACCGACAATCTGAATGTTCTGATCATACAGGTCTTTGGTTTCAACCAATGTTCGGAAGTTCACACCTTCACTTTTCTTGGTCAAGTCCATAACTCTGTATTCCGGGTAATACGTTTTCATGTGATCAACCCAATCATCAACCTTTGACTTTTGGCATACGATCAGATTCACCGTATTGTTCAGCAAGTACATTTTTTCAGCCCCTACAAAAGTTTTACCAAGTCCCATATCTAAGTAATAAGCACACCTGTTTTTATCATCAGTCAGGTTCAGCACTTCTTCCTGATGGGGCATGAATTGAAGATCATTCATCTACCTTAATGCCTGTACACTGTTCAAAGATTTCAGCATCAAAGTTTGGTATTGACTTAATGTAATTCTTCTGAAAGTCTGATAAGCTGCCCCACCATAACTGACCACATTCAGATTCATTAAGCACTTTGAGATAACCGCCTGTTGTTTCATAGGTCGGATTTGCTGCCTTTTCTTCATCAGTCATATCTTCTTCATACACCCATTCAACAACGTCTTTTGGTATCTGATTCAGTAAATATCTTGCATCTGATCTCAACCAATCGTTATAGGTTATATCTGACGGTTTATTGAACAGCGTGATCTTCTGTTCTTCTGTATTAAAACAACCAGTATTGAAAGAAGATTTGTTCCAGTCCCCAGTGTTCCAGTCCCCGGTGTTCCAGTCCCCAGTGTTCCTGTTCCCGGTGTTGCAGAGTCCTGTGCAATCCTTTCCAGTATTTACGATTGTCAAAAGTTCTTGCCAAGGAATTTCACGCACGATCTGAATTTTGTTAGTGCATGATTTCTTACCGTCTGTATCTACTTCACCAAGTGCAATAACTTCTGCAACCCTATTTTCAGAATTAAAACTGTAATAGCTAAAACAGTCAGCAGCTTTTTCACAAAAATGAAAACCTCTATCACAACAGCTTGGCTTAACATCTTCTTCAAAGATTTTTCCTACCTCATACTGAAAACCTCTACAAGTCCAGTCAGGATTGAATACTTTATAACCTTTAACTTCACTCATTTTCTTTCACCTCTCTATACTGTAATTCCTTCAATCTCTGCAAAACGTTTTGCGTTGATGAAGTACACCCACCTGTTATCAGATGTATGAATAGCGTAACCCCAAGGGAAAACCCCTTGCTGTAAGCCCTTGCGAACTGTGTTGTGGTTCATCTGCAACAGCTTTGCAGCCTTTTCCACATCTAACCGGGGAATTATCCCATTTCTTAATTCAGTAGTTGGAAGTACAACCACCTGTTCATCAAATTTTGAAAAGTAATCTGATTCAAGTCCAAGTGCTACTGCAATAGCACTCTGAACATCTTCTGACGGTATCTGTTTACCTGAAAGATACTGACTGACAGAACCTTTACTTTTTCCAGTCATACCGCACACCTGACGTTGATTCAGGTGTAATTCTTGCATAGCCTGTTTTAACTTTTCACTGAATGTCATCTTGTTTCACTCCTTTGTTGGTAGATAATTTATCTACTTTTTAGGCAAAAAAAATCTTGTTTGCTTCTTCATTCGTCAACTTCAAAAGTTCTTTCAACACTTTAATTTCAGACGCTTTGAACTCTGTTTCATTGTTGACTTTTTTCATCAATCCATAATAAGTCAAACCGCATTTTTCAGCTAAGAACTGTAACTTATAACCGGATTCATCAATTTTCTGTCTTAACAGTGTTGTGTTTGTCATTAGTTCTCACCACCTTCTGTTGTTGGGAATGGGCTTTTATTGTACTGTCTGTGTATTCTGATCATGATTCTGTCACCCGGTAATCCCTTACGTTCTACAATGCTGTATTCCTGTTTCTTGGCTTCAATATCAGCAATGTAATGATCAAGTTCAGATGCAGAATCAAATTCAAGCATCAGATCAATACAACCTGCAATTACTTTCTTCATTTACACAACCTTCCTTTCCGATCAGCAGCCCTTTTATAAATGTTGCCTGTTATGGGGTGGTTTTATTTTTCAGGGAATCACACACCAAGAAACCCTTATCAGATTTCACACTAAAACCTGTAAACTTGCTGTCCTACTATAGAATTTTTATAGCGTGGTTTTCTATGAACCGCTGAACAGTTTCACATTAAAACTGAACAAAACCTGTCAGCCATCAGATAACAGACAGCACTTATAAAAGAACTGCTATCTTATTTTTGACCTACCATCATCAGTACCGGGTGGTCATTTCCGGTAGACGGTCATTGCTGACCGTTTCGGATTAATATGAAAAACTTACTATGGTTTCAGTATCAAAATTTTTATATCCGTTATAATCTAACCAATTCTTTGCATCTTCCAGTGATTTATGCTCTTTAAAATAACCACCATTGACATTGGTAAAATATTTTGTTCCGTCATAATTAACTTTAATTCTTAATTTTATATTCATTCCGATTACTTCTACAGGTTCACCAGTGTAATATTTAGAAACTGATTCATTCCATTCTTTTTCTGAATAGTAAGCTGCACAGTTAAGAACCATTTCATCATATGGGTGTGGGTATTTCTTTTTAAACTTCATAGCTGCATCATGTTCATCTGATGCAATTACAACCAAGTACTGACCTCTTGTATATGGATATTGTTTCCAAGTTCCAAAAGTAAAATAAAATTTATTCTGCATAGTCCAAGCCGTCCTTTCATTCCTTTGACTTTTACCTGCTGCAACAGGTTCTTTTATTTGTTCCCGGTCATCATGGATGGGTGAGTAACCGGGAACGGATTCAAAAACAAAGTGCTGTGTCATCTCGTTTAGTACCTGTTCATTTGATAAGTTAATAATCTTGGTGTGGCTGTTGGTCAACCCTGAACTTTCACAATTTACTTATTCACTTTGCACCTGTTCAACTCTTATCCCTATTTTCAGTACATTTTACCGGGTTACTGTCTATACACATCACTCAAACCGCTACTTTGAATCTTTTTCAGTTCATCACGGTAGGTTACCAACCTTCACAATGCAGCCCCTTACGCTTACCCTGTATTTCCTACTTGCTTTGTTTTTGAAGTAGATGTTTTATCTACTGACATCATAATACATGATGGTAGATAGAATGTCAACAGTTTTTTTGAAAAAACTTGAAAAAAGTTGATATTTAATCTATTTCATGGTATTCTTTACTTATAAACAAAGAAAGGAAGGTAATCTTAATGAGTATAGGTCAACGTATAAAAAGTAGACGTGAAGAATTGGGAATGTCACAAGAAGATCTTGCACACAAAATTGGTTATAAAAGTAAATCCTCTATAAATAAGATTGAACTTGACATACAACAATTAAGACAATCTAAGATCAAACAGATTGCAGATGCACTTGAAACTACGACAGATTATATTATGGGTTGGTCTGAAAAGAAAAACGATGAACCAAAAGAAAAGCATGATATTACTGATCTTATTAAAAATCAATATGGTTCAGATGTGTATGAACTTGTTCAGTTATATTCAAAACTGAATGAAGCAGGTAAAAACAAAATCATGGAAGAACTTCGTGATACTGCTGCATTACCAAAATACACCGAACCTGTAAAAAGGGATGCTCAAAAAATGGCATAATATACCAAATTTGGGAAAATCAGGAAAATATTATAATTGTAGACTTTAGAAAGGATGGTTGATCATGGGATTTTTAAGAAGTACAAAAGGCTCTATCATTAGTGACTATTTCCAGTTACAGGAAGATATTGCAGGTTTTTCAAAAGGTTATATGTATGACGTTGCGTTGTATGATGATCATTTAGAAATTACCTCAATGCAGAAACGCAAGCTATTACTTAATTATGATCAGATTACAGATGTGTTCTATGGTGGAAAGACTGAACTCATTCAAAAACCAAAGTCCGTGATCGGTAGGGCTGTAGTTGGTGGGGTAATATTTGGCGGTGTTGGTGCAATAGTTGGTGCTGCATCCGGTACAGGTACAAAAACCGGAAAGAAAACACACCTGTATTTTATCATCAGTTACACCAGTTCAGACGGTGAAGATAAATATATACAGTTTGAAGATACTAGAATGTACAAAGGTCTTAAGCTATCTAAAAGGCTGAAAGAACTTACACACGTAGAATCAGCACCTACAGGTGACATTCAACTTTAACGGTTACGGTTACACTTAAAATCTATATCTTATATATTTTACTTTTTTTTTATATTTTTATTTTTTTTATTCATATAAGCGTTATATAAAGAACTTGTGATGAACCGTAGACAAGTGTAACCACCTTGTAAATCAAGGTAATATAACTGTAACCTCAACCGTAACTAAAGCGTAACCAAGTGTAACCAGTAAAAAAACGACCCCAACCGTTGCAGCGGTCAGGGTCAGCAAAACCAAACCAAAGGAATGAAATGATTTGGACTATGCAAAAACCATTATAGCATTCATTCCTTATTGTTTCAATGAAAGGAAGTGCTATTTATGCAAGGTGGAGTAAGAAAAAGAGGTACAACATGGTCATATTATTTTGACCTTGGAAAAATTGACGGTAAAAGGAAGAAAAAAGAAAAGGGTGGATTCAGAACCAAGAAAGAAGCTGAACAGGCATTGACTGCTGCTATGAATGAATACAATAATGCCGGGACTGTATTTGAACCGACAGAAATAACGGTTGCTGATTACCTGAATCAGTGGTTTGATCTGTACTGTAAGACCAATCTGAAATATAACACCCAAGTAGGGTATTTAAGAATCATTCAAGGGCATCTAATTCCAAAATTTGGTATGTATAGATTAAAGGCAATCACTCCGGCAGTATTACAGGAATATGCAGTTGAACTTAAAATGAACGGTAATTCAAAAAGTCATTTAGTTGGTATTTTGTCTGTATTCAGTGCTTCACTGAATTATGCAGTTGAACCAATGCACTATTTACAGTCTAACCCCATGCAATATGTGAAATTTCCAAAGGTTGAAAGAAAACCACGTGAACGAATTGTACTGACATTAGATGAATGGTGTAAAATTCGTGACAGATTTCAAAACACCCGGTACTATATACCTTTAATGATTGGATTTTATACAGGCTTACGAATATCAGAAACCTTCGGTCTTACTTGGGATGATATTGATTTTGATAAAAGAAAAATATCTGTAAATAAGCAGATTGTAAAACGTAACTTTGGGGCAGATGTAAGAAAGGTTGTTGAAAAGAAAGGTAAGAAAGAACAGCGTTCATCTTGGTACTTTACTACACCAAAAACCTTTACTTCCATTCGTGAAGTCCCTTTTGGTGAAACACTATATCAGGCATTGAAACAGGAAAAAGCTGAACAACTTAGGAATGAAATGAAGTATGGTGAATATTACACTATTCATGTTAAAAAGATTGAAACTGATGAAAAGGGTAATGACATGATCAGGATTGTACCAATTCAAAAATGTGTTGAAAGTCCACTACAGCGTATCAGGTTGGTGTGTATTGATGAAAACGGTCAGTATACTTCCACTGATTCATTTAAGTATTGCAGTAGGGTTATACACCATGAAATGCATCTTGCCTTTGATTATCACAGCTTAAGGCATACACACGCAACACTGTTGATTGAATCCGGTGCTGATGTTAAGAATGTTCAGACACGATTAGGACACACCAACATAGAAACCACATTGCAGACCTATGTGCATGATACAGAAAAAATGGCTGAACGTTCTGTTGATCTCTTTGAAAAAATCACACAAGCAAAAACGTCATAAATAAAAATAAAGGGAATGAATCCGCTGATTGTTCAGCGTGTTCACTCCCTTTTCTTTGTT